TATTTCTGTATCGGCTACTAAATCTAATTGACCATCTGTGGATGAATTAATATATAAAGCAGAATCTCTAAAAAGAAGTTTGTTAGTACTATTTAAAGTTAAACCTGTGCCGTCTGTGTGTGTTAAAGTTGTATCAGAGTCAGCACCAAATTTTAATACCGCTGAGTCTGATCCTAAAATAAGATCATTTGGTAGTGTAACATCTGAACTAGCATCTTCAAATACTGCTTTACTTGCTGGTAAAGTACAAAATACATCTTTTGTTCCAGCACTAAAATTAACAGCAGAATCACTATTTGAACTTGTAATGACAGTTGTTCTTGCTAATGTATCAGTTGTAGCATCAGTTACAGTTCCAACACCAGTTTCCCATTCATCTTCATCACGATTGACTATAGCATAATATGTTGTGTTACCATCAGCTATGCCTGCAACAAATGTCTCGAATCCTGAAACTGCACCACTTAAATTAAGCGTGCCTGTCCCTGTGGTAGTCGATGTTTCTTTTACTCTGTCATTTAAAACTAGAGCCATAAATTATCTCCTATGCTAACCGTAATATAGCGTTACTTGCATCGGCTGTTGGAAACTGAATTGTAAATGTTCCACTAGTAGATGTTTTATCGCCACCAAAATCTAAAACACAAACTGCTTTATTAGAATTACTACTATTGTATATTACCGCTCCTCTTGCTGTAATTGTCGCTGATGTAAAAGATAGATCAGCAAAATCACAAAGAGCAGTTGTTCCTGAAGTAGTAGGTGTTACACTTGTAAGTGATCCACCCCCAGCAGTATAGGTTCCTGAAGCAGAGACCTCGTTCGTGCTGGAATAAGCAGTTGTAGATGCACCTAAAGTTGCTGAACTTGTAAATAAAGCTAGTTTAAATGTATCACCAGTAGTGGCTGTAAAATCATGTCCTTCAACAAGTATTTCTTGTTTAAAACTAGTGCAAACAGCTTGAGTTATTGCCATATTTTATCCTCCTATGGATTGGTTGATTGTAATGGAACCCTCAAGACTCCATCTTTATACTCATCTCTCCTATGTCTACCTTGCCACTCAGCGCTTACTTGTTGCATAGTTGTGACATAAGATTGTTCGTAAATTTGCAGCATTTCTGCTGGTCCCTTTAAAAATTTAAAGGCTTCTGCAAGACATCCATACAATAACGGTTCAGGTATATTGTCTCCAATCCAAGTATTAGCATTGGAGCTAGATAATCTTGTTGGCATTTTAGTTAATGCCAGCTCTACATATAACGCAGAACTAGGGGTAGGCGCAACATATAATGTATTAAAATCCCACCAAGACCAATATCTTGGTGTTCCTGTCTCATCACGATCTGGCCAATATTCATTCATATAAGAAATATCTTTCATTTCTAAATTAGTACGAGAAGCTGTAGATGAAGATGCAGTTTGAAAAGATCTTACTCCTATAATTGACTCCATTTTAGGATTTGCTCCTCCTGGTAAAGTTAAAAAAGGGCTATCGGCCGTAAGCGTTGAATTTTGATATGATCTAAATACATCCAGATCAACATCTCTAGCTATGCGATTTTCTGTTCTTTTTATAATATCATCAGTAATTGTTGACGATAAAACGTCAGTAGTCACTTCAGTATAATTTAAAATTTGTGTTGTTAGTTCAGCGTATGTTGTCATGATATACTTACCGTTACACTTCCAATCATAGGAACTATAATTGGTGGTTTTTTAGTTTGTGGTTTCATAGTATTATTTTGACTAAAAAATCCTACTCCACCTAAAAAAACAGTCATTGGTTCAGTTCTAGATGGACTTGCGTCTTTTAGTGCTTCATTATCTCCACCTTTTGTTGATGGTGTTAGTTGTGGATGTTTAGGTTCAAATTCTGATTTATGAACTAAAGATCCGTTCCATTCTCTTATCATTTCATTATATGGAAATTCCATTCCACTTCTGTCTGATATTGCTTTTGCATATTTACCTTTTGCAAATCCCATTATAAAACTCCTATTTCAGGAACAAGTTTAACACTTGTTCTAACTGTATCTTCAGCTGCGGCTCTTGCCCATTCTTCATCATACATTGCTTTTGTTATAGCAATTCTATCGGGAGATTTTTTCATAGAAATGTAATATGCCAATCCTGCAACCATACAAGGTATAAAACGAAAAGGTATTTCTGCATTATTTGTATATGCTCCTGCATCATTTATTCTTGTTAATGCATAATACTTAAATGTATCAGCTGCATCTGGTGTTGGATATAAATATAATTTAGGTGTTATTGTTCTCTCTAAATAATATTGTGAAGGTCTAGCCTCTGTAGATTTTTTAGGAATATTTAAATATTCTGCTCTACTAATTCTCTCAATCTCATAATCAACAGTTGTGTCAGAAGCTTCATATACAACAGCCGATACTATATCAACAATGTCAGTTCCTAAATCATAAGAAGATGTACTTGCTGTAAGTGTTTGTGTTTTTAATTCAATTGTCCAAAGATTAAGACCTCTGTTTGCCCATTCAGCAAACATAATATTTAGAGATCTTCTAGCACTTTTTATATCGTAACCTGTTCTTACTTGCAGGCCACAACGCTCAAATGCTTCTTCTATAATCTCTTCAATCGATAAATCAAAAGTTGTTGTACTAGAGTATGTAGGCATTTATTCATTAATATATTTTTTGAAATTCAGCTACAATTGTGTACATATTACCACTGTCAGCGGCGCCAGGTACAACAAGATTAACATCACTTTCATTACTATTACTAGACTTATCTGCTGGTATTCCACCAAATTCTCTAAAGTCCCAGTATCCTGTTCCTGTTAGACCAATTAAAGGAATATCACCATCTGAATCTTCTTCGTCTAGACGAGCATAAGAGTCTCCTCCATCTCCACCTTGACAAGAAAACCAAATTCTAAGTAAAGCTAAATGTGCTACAGAAGTTCCATCTGCTCTAGCTGTCATTGCTGACACATCACCAAAAACAGTTGTTGCTCCAGTTCCATCCGATTGATTGACTATTTTAATTACGACACGATTATCGTTTTGTTGTAGGATAGTCGGTCCTGTTACTGTATCTGCCATTGTTTCCCTCCTTAATCAAGAAACGTGGGGCCGTAGCCCCACTAATTATTTATTTTACTCGTATACGTTTCTGCTCATGCAGATGTAGTGAGTATTAAGTGCTTCAGCCGCACCTGCGTTAGCTTCAATTCCGTTGTAAGGAATAAAGTCAACATCATCAGTTAATGCTGCAGATTTAGTTGGAGCTGTTCCAGGTTGTACTGCTGTTACTGCTGTACCTCCTGTGCTTCCAGAAGTTTCTGTAATATTATACTGTATACCATTTACAAAAATAGTAGCTTTTCTAGAACTATCTATTTCAATTTTTAAATGATATGGTGTGTTTGCCGCCACAGTAATTGGTAATTGACTGATATAATCAGTGTTAGCAATACTATGAACAAAATGCAATTTTGTAAAATCACTCATTGATTGACCAGAATTATCTGCATCAGTTAAAAAAGTAAAAAATGCTTGGTTAGCATCAGTTGCAATTTCTGGTACATTAGTTAATTTTAGTCCTGCCCAAACACATTGGTTATCAATTGCTGGTAACATAATAGATGTTTCCCAATGAACTGAATTTTCTGTTCCCCATAGACAACCTGCCCATGCTGTCGCTGCAGTATCTAAGTGAGGTGTTATGATTGCTTGGTCTTGATCTGCTCCTGCTGTTGTTGCTAAAATTCCTGCGGAAGTTGTAGCAAATGTAGCCAAAGCAGTAGTCATATTAGTTCCAAGTGCTTCCCAGTTTCTATTCAAAGCTCTTTGAACTTCAACTGTTGATACTTGGTCAATGTTTGCATTTAGACCAGGTCTTTGTAAAAACCATTCGTCTAAATAGAATCTTCTAGCGTCTTTAGCTGTTGTACCTAAAGTTCTATCGCTATCTAATCCTGTGGATGCAGTCTCAGTAAATAATTTAAAGTTACCTTTAGATCTTACTGGACCTTGAAAGCTTGTATTAGCCATTTTTTCTCCTTGGTCGTATAAACCATTTGTTATACTGTCTTTATACCGTCTGCCTAGTCAGTCTGTATAACTAATTAATTCTAGGTTGTAAAGAGGGCGAACTAATTTCGCCCTCTTAATAGTTTATCTAAGCTCCTGGAGAGCCAAAAATACCTCTAGGGTCAGACCAGCCGAAGCTGTATCTTTCTCTAGCTTTATATTTAACGTTTCCAGTATTAAAATCACCTTCCATGCTAGTTTTAACCGGTGCACGGTTAAAATACTTCAAGCCATTAGGCGCATCTGTGATTATAAAGAAAGCATCAGTATCTGATAGATAATGATTTATAGTGTAGCCTTCAGGAATAACGTTCATGCTTTTTGAAGCATTGATGTCATTATCCGCTGTGCCTACTCTAAGGTCAGTCTTTAATAATCTTTCAGCTATGAACTGTAAATTGACCGGAATGATCATTTTACGTGCCTTAACAGCGACCTTTAGACCTCTATTATCAATAAAACCTGCAATATCAATCATTGCTTGCTCTAAAGATGTTTCATTAAGGTCTGCAGCAGTTGAAAGTTCGTTCTTGTATGTGCCACCACCTACAGTTAAGTGGGCAGTAGAACATAGCTCAAGACCATCGCCACCAGTGTAAGAAGAGTTAAATGCTCTGTTAAGAACATTTGCTCCTTTTACTTCTTTAGCGTTAGCCATTGAACGAGCAAGAGCTTTTGTGTAACGAGAACTCAAACTATCGTAAAGGTTATCCTCTACAGCTTCTTCAGTAATTGAGAAAGCAAGAGCGATGGTTTCGTGAGTGTAACGTGAAGTGAAAGCTTCTTGAGCATCGTCAAATTCGACTGATTCTCCTTCGTCTTTTACTTTAGCATTACCAAAACCTGAAAGCTCTACTTCTTCTTCAAAAGCTCTGTCTGAATTTTCAGTTGCGAAAATCTCTTTCCATTCATTATCGTAACGAGCGTGCTCCATACCAAACAATGCGTTTAGCCCAGGCTCAAGCTCTTTTACTAGTTGTGATCTAGAAATTGCCATTTAATCCTCCTATGCTAGTGCAGTTGTTAGTAACCAGCTATGTTCACCTGTATTAGGTACAACATATGCGTTACAATTTGCTGATCCGGTATCGCTATTATCGGGATCCGTAGAAATGCCTATTTGTTTAAATTGTCCATCTGTGCCATTAGAATCTGAGTCTATCTCTTGAGTAGATTGACCAGTTAACGTGCTTCCGCCCGTTCCTACTAAGTCTAATCCTGCAAAAGTTAGTGCTGCAGTTCCAGTGCCATCATGTTGGACTTCAAATACGATTCTAGGATCATCATAAACATACGCTTTTATATCAGAAGCATTTGTGCTTGCTGGATAGTAATTACTCCATGTTGGTTTATTAGTAGTGGGATCAGTATAGAAACAACCATAAAAAATGCCAAGAACTACGTTCCCAGCTGCTGCAGCTTCGATACCACCCGCAGTAACAGCTTTAACAGCTTGTCCTTTGTAAATAGCAGTATTGTAGTTAGCAGCAATTTTATATTGTGATCTTTTGATCTCTCCTCCAGTAAGATGTCTTACTGGTCTAAAACCAAACGCAGCGTCTTTATTTGCCATGTTTAATCCTCCAATAGATTAATGCCAAACCAAGTTGGTTTGATTCATTTGGCAAACAACAAAAACTTATTTTTTGCCGCCACCAAATGTTACTTTCGTATCCCTATTCGAATGAATTGGCATACTTGGGTGTTGTTCTTTAAACAGATTATTGTCAACAGCTTTCATTTGAGAGTCTGTTTTTTCAGCAAAATATTGATTTCGCTGATCAACAATTTCTGTTGGTATTCGAGCCAACACTAATCCACCAACTCCAATAACACCGGCATGCTTTCCATTTTCAATCGTAGGAGCTTCAAAATCTGGATATTCATCTGATCGGACTAATTCAAAACCTTCTCGTAAACGAGAACTTATGTTTTTCTTGTCGTCAAATCCTAATGATTCCACTCGAAGCCACCTATGTTTGTAACCTGGAGGCGGTTCAGGTGCATCTAATGCTGATGGCGGGCGCCATGGTTGAGGTCTAGCTTTTTTTTCTCTAGTCTCGGTAGTGCGTGAGGTCTTCTTTATTTTAGTCATGCATCCTCCTTCACGTATTTTGCATATTCTTCCAAGGGTACTCCAAGTCTTTTGGCGATATGGACTTGGCTTGGCGTTAATCTAACTGTTTTGCGTCCTGACTTTGCGGCTGAGCCTCTGCTCGCAGAAGCAACTGTTTGGACGGGTTTAGTGCTTCCGTTTACCGATCCTCCCTCGTCTTTAAACTTGTGAGGAAACTCGTTTCTTATTCTTTTATCGATCTCAGAATAATAATCATCTGAGTTCGGGTCAAACCCTTCTGTAACTAATCGACGATGTAAGCCAAAACTAGCATATGTCATCGGTTCGTCAACCCCAAACCATGGATTTTTTTCAGCCCATGCTTCGGCTTTAGGGTCTGGTTTTTTAGCAGGTGCTGGAACAGGAGTTTCCTGTTTAGGATTCTTCTTTTCCAACTCTCTTTCTTGTGTAGTCTCTGCATGACGTTGTTGGTCTATTGCGAGCCTAGAAAGAGCTGCTTGAGCTTCTACCTGTGCATCAACATCCCCTGCTTCAATTGCTTGTTGCAAAGTTTTTTTTGCTTGTACAGTTTCAGCTTCTGTTCTAGCTTTATACTGCTCTAAGTAAGAAGAATCAAGTGAATTCAACTTAGTTTTTACAGTTTTATTTTCATTTGCTACTTTTTGAGCATAATCAATAGCGGCTTTTTCTCTTCTTTCTGATTCTCTAAGTTTTCCAGTTAATTTATCAATTCTTTTTTTAACTTTATCACTGTAATCTTCGAGCTCTCCTTCATTTGCTATTTCCACTTCAGGTGCAGTAACAGTAGCAGGAGTCGTCTCTAAATTTTCTGTCTCTATTTTCTTATCTTCATCTTTAAGAACAACATCAACATCATCACCAGATGTATCAATATCGACCATCGGTGTTTCTTTTTTTAGTTCTTCTGGCATGGTGCCTCCATGTTAATTAATAAATGTGCAGTATATCCTCAGGATTACTGATTGTTGCGAGTATTTCATCATCGTTTAAAAGTCTAATTTCTCCTCCTTCTATCTGTAGTCGAGCTCCAGCATAACGTCCAAATATTACCCAATCCTTTTCCTTGCACCAGGGTCCATCTGGAAATTTAGAAGTATCTTTATATGCATCTGGTCCAGCACTTATAACATAACCACATACTGTTGCTGCATTATAAACTTGAACTGTTTCATCTGCTAAATACACACCACCTTTAGTTTTACCTGTTCCACGATATGGTAATACCATTAATCTCCAACCTGTAGGTTGAGGAAGCATGCTTTTTAATTTTGGTGTAATTTTTTTAGGATCAATAACTTGTTTTTCTTCTATTGTTCCATTGTTGTTTTTAACAGACTCGTTAAACTTGAATACTCTGTCGGGTATTACTGTATCTGTTTTATTCATCTTCTATAACTTTCCTTTTTTCTAGCAGGTCTTTTATTTCCTGTTCTATGTAATCGAGAGACTTAACTTGTCCCACTAAATTCTGATAATTTGTATAGTTTTCTGCTCCACCCGTCAACATTATATCTGAAATCTGTTTTCGTTTGGTATCTAGTATCTTTCTCAATTCTTCGAGAAAATCGACAAGTATCATAATGTCCTATTTCTTTTTAATTAATCCCATTGCACCTTTAGCTCCCTTGATGCCGAAGCTTGCTGAACACGCAATATATAAAAGGTGTTTATAATAATCCGGGAGTGCCTGGAGTGCAACAAACCCTTTTTCAATATGATCTGTCATTCCTGGAAAAAATACGAGCGTCGCAGGTGCCAAAAGGCAAATTAAAATTAGTTCATCTTTCCACGACCCTTTCATTTGATCAACGGCTGATGCTTCCCATGCCACTTTACCGGCTATTTGGTCTTGTTTTAATTTAGTTGCTGCTTGAACTTCTGTAAGTTTTAGTTGAGCTTTCGCTTTTTTTGTTTCTACGAAACCAGAAACCGCTTGCCCAGCAACGCCGAGCAAGGGTTTAATTAATAAGTTTAGCATTGGTTAAGCTGCTCCGCCCATCATTTTAGAAATGATGAACAAAACTACAATAGCGACTATTCCCGCCTTAATCCAATCCTTCATCTTCCAGTCACTCCATTCTTTAATGTGTGCCCATAGATCTTTTAATAAATTCATATTACCTCCTATGAATAAGTTACTTTTTTAGATCGACCTTTCATACCTTGTGTGATTGTAGATTTATTTCCAGGAACAGACATAACTTTTCCTCCCGATTTATACATCATACCTCCACCCATCATTTTTTTAGGTTTCTTTTTTTTAGGTCTCCCTTTCTTACTTCCGTAAGTTCCTGGTCCTTGTGGCATTTTACGTTCTCCTTGTAAATGTTTATTTAACTGAGATCTACTAATTACCACTAGTGTAATATCCTAGTTTCAGTTGTAAAGAAATGTTCTACTACACTTTCAAACAATTTTCTAGCACTTTCAGGTCCTAAACTTTCAACATATAAGTCTCTTGCGACAGAAATAAGAGCTGCAGCTACTTGATATTGATCTCCTTCTTTTT